CGTATCGATAGATAAACAAATACTAGGCTTCTGTCTTAACGCTGACTTCTTTGGTCGCGTAAAGAACATCATTGACAGGTCTATGTTTGACAGAGAGATGCGTGACATATTTGACACACTGACATTCTCTCACACAAAGTATGCAAAGGACTTAACCAAGTCAGAACTTAGCAGTTTGTTTAATGACCGCAACCCTGCCATGCCAGAAGCAACTCGCAACAAGGTGCATGAGACGATATCCAAACTTGATGTGGGTAACGCTGACAATGCTGACTTACATCTTGACTTGGTACACAACTTCTGGCTACGTGATCGTGCGCGGCTAATTGGTGAGAAAGCAATTGACATCTTTACGGGTGACAGTGAGGAGTTTGGTGAGTTACGCAGACTGATTGACACAGTAGAGGACGGACGCATCAGTGACAAAACTACCTACACTAAGGTAGAGTCTGACTTGGACATGCTGTTAGAAGAGGAAGCAGGTGATCCCGACTTCCCTTTCAGCTTTGACCTGATTGCAGAGAATGTGTCAGGTCTTGATCGTGGTAACTTGGGTATCTTGTTTGCCAGACCAGAAGTAGGTAAGACTACCTTCTGTTGTTTCCTTGCGGCATCGTACGTCAAGCAGGGCTTCAAGGTAACCTACTGGGCTAACGAAGAGCCAGCCCCAAAGATTAAGCTGCGTATTATTCAGTCTTACTTTGAGTTGACACGGGAGCAGATGGTGGAGCAGCGGGTTTCTTTAGGTCATCGTTACCAAGAAGAGATAGCACCGCTGCTGACTATTATGGATTCGGTGGGTACATCTGTTGAGGAGATAGACGAGTACGCCAAGCTAAATACTCCAGACGTTATGTTCTGTGACCAGCTTGACAAGTTTCGTGTGTCCGGTGAGTACAATCGTGGGGATGAACGTCTCAAGGAGACTTATGTTGTTGCACGTGAAATAGCCAAGCGAAACAAACTACTGTTGTGGGCTGTTAGTCAGGCAAGCTACGATGCACACGACAGGCAGTGGATTGACTACTCAATGCTTGACAACTCACGGACGGGTAAGGCTGGTGAGGCTGACATCATTATTGGTATAGGCAAGACAGGATCAAGCGAGGTAGAAAACACAGTCAGGCATATCTGCGTATCCAAAAATAAACTTAACGGATGGCACGGTATGATTAATGCACAGATTGACATTAATAGTGGAGTCTACTACTAATGACAGGTAGAAATACTGAGCGTAACCGTAGACTAAGGAGAACTAGGGGACGCTGGCTAGACATCTATAAGACATCTAAAGGGTGTGAGGTGTGTGGGTACAAGGGTGACGCAACAGCGTTACACTTCGATCACATAGACACAACAACTAAGGTAGACTCTGTATCTAACATGCGTCACTTTAATATATCAACTCTGTTTAAGGAAATAAGAAAGTGCCGTGTGTTGTGTGCCAACTGTCACTCAGTTCACAGTAAGAACCAAAGGAAAGAGTATGAGTAAGAAACACGAGTGGATGATGACAACATATACTTTTATCCTAAATCGTTTTGATCCAGATGATTTGGGCTGGGATGAAAATAGTTTAAAATACAGGGTGGCAGATAAAGTTTGCAACTTTGTACACGATCATATTGGACTTCATATTGAATCAATATATTGTGTTATTAATGATGAGTTTTATGATTTTAATACAGGAGAAACTATGACCCTGCGTGAGTATTTGCATTGGGCATTTATATCTCCTATAGTAAGTTTTATAAAATACAGAATATTTCGCATGGAGAGGGTGGATGAACATCTAGGATGTCCTAGCTGGCCTAACTGCGACTTAGCTCCTTTAGGCTGTAGATTAGAAATGGGTACAGATGTGGAGTGGTATGGTTATAAAGACCCAATCGATCAGGAAGAAAAAAAATGAACGTACTAACCTTCGACGTAGAAACAACCCACATACAGAAAGAAACAGGTGGGACAACAGCCCTGCCCTACTTTGGTAATCGCCTTGTATCTATCGGGTACAAGCGTTTGTCATCACCCCACGTACACTACCACTGCTACTACCATGCAGACAGGGAACCCCACGACTTTGCACCTGAGTTGTTTCAGGAAGCACTTAACGAGGCTGACACAATTGTTGGACACAACATCAAGTTTGATCTATCATGGATCAGAGAGTGTGGTTTCTTTTTCAATGGAGAAGTGTATGATACGATGGTTGCGGAATATATTCTGGCAAAAGCCCAGCGTTGGTCTTTGGGACTTGCTGCTGTTGCAGAAAAGTATAACGTCACCCAGAAAGAGAAAGACCTCGTTGCGCCGTACCTCAAGGACGGCAAGACCTTTTACGACATACCGTGGGAGATAGTAGAAGAGTACGGAAAAGCTGACGTACTTGCCACAGAAGAGGTGGCCTTGAAACAGCTTGATGCCTTTGGCACTACATTTAAGGAACTATGTTATGGAACGGACTTTACTACCGACGTTAAGGCTTTCGCTTGAGATGACGGAAACGCTCACTGAGATAGAGCGTAACGGACTTAAGGTTAACCTAACCACACTAAAAGAAATTGAGACAGAGTTTCAGGCAGAGCTAGAAGAACTAGAGATACGCCTAAACGACATGGCGCGGGAAGCAATGGGGGACACTCCCATCAATCTTGCTAGTCCAGATGATCGCAGCATCCTTCTCTACTCACGCAGGGTCGTGGATAAGAAGGAGTGGTCGCGGGTCTTTAACTTGGGTCACGAGATGCGCGGTGCCACCATGAAACCAAAGCAGCGTGTTCGCATGAAGAAGACTGTGTTTGCTTCTACAGTACGCCGCATGACAGAGGTTGTTCGCAAGACCGTTGGCAGTAGGTGTGCAGGATGTATTGGTTTTGGCAGAGTACGCCCCGTCAATAAGAATGGTGAACCCAGTAAAGCATTGCGTATTTGTAAGCCCTGTAATGGTGCGGGTGTAATCTACACACCAACGTCAGAGGTTGCTGGATTCAAGGTCGTACCACGTGATCCCTACGATACTGCTGCTGCTGGATTCAAGACTGACAAGACTACCCTAGAAGACAGGGCTATCGAACTGTCAGGTGACGCAAAAGAATTTGCCACTGCCTACATCAGATACAACGCCCTACGAACTTACCTCAACACTTTCGTAGAAGGGATGAAGAATAATGTTGATGAGAATGGTATCATCCATCCAGAGTTCATGCAGTGTGTTACGGCGACGGGTCGTCTTTCGAGCCGCAATCCTAACTTTCAGAATATGCCACGTGGAAATACCTTCGCTATACGCAAGGTTGTCGAGAGTCGCTTTCCGGGTGGCTTTATACTTGAGGGGGATTACTCGCAACTAGAATTTAGGGTGGCTGGCTTCCTTGCAAAGGATAGCCAAGCGTATGTGGATGTAAGTGAGGGTACAGATGTTCACCAGTATACTGCTAATATTATCGGATGCAGCCGACAAGAAGCAAAGGCACATACCTTCAAACCTCTATACGGCGGCACCACCGGAACAACAGCCCAACAACGCTACTACAGAGCCTTCAAGGAAAAGTATGAAGGAGTTACCCTCTGGCATGACAAGCTCCAGCGAGAGGCCGTTAAAACGAAGCAGATCACCCTTCCAAGTGGTAGGCAGTACGCCTTTCCATCTGCGCGGTGGACAGAGTGGGGTACAGCTACAAATCGTACAGCAATATGCAACTATCCTGTGCAGGGTTTTGCTACCGCTGACCTGCTTCCTACTGCTCTTGTTAGCTTGAGTAAGATGATGAGAACCAGAGAACTTAAGTCAGTTATTTGTAATACGGTACACGATTCGATTGTGCTTGATGTACACCCTGATGAAAAAGACGCTTGTATCAAACTGTTAGAGTATGCAATGTTATCACTACCTACAGAGAGCGTAAATCGATACGGAGTTGAATACGATATGCCTGTTGAAATCGAATTAAAAATAGGTAAGAATTGGCTTGACACTGAAGTAGTAAACCTGTAGTATCATTCTACAACCCTGAAATAGGAGCATGAAAAATCATGGAAACAGGAACAGACGTAATGGAATTAGACAACATGGATGCAATCGTTGCAGCATTTAATAGTGACGATGCTGAAGCACTTATGCAAGCAAGTGGGCAGGGCGGTAATTCAAACCGTCAGGTAGGCTTGCCCCGAATTAATATCAACTACGATGCAGAGACAGAGGACGGTAAGTCCCTTACTCGTGGCTCGTGGAAGATGTATCTTGATGGCAGGTTCTTGTATGCCGATAAGGTATTGATACGCCCAATCTTACGTACATTTGAATACAGCCTTTGGGATCAGGAAGCAGGTACTTTCTCTTCTAAAACAGTACAGAAGACAACTCTGTCGGGTATGTTCCCAGCAAGTGATGGTGTAAACAAGGCGGGACGATTGACCCGTGATGAAGAAGACAAGCTGTCTAAGGATGACCCAGACTATCTAAGGTCACGGGCGGTTGTCTGTAATCAGGTAATCTATGCAAAGATCAGTGGAACATTTAAGGACGCTGATGGTGTAGTTACGGAGATTGCTGATCAGCCTATTGTTTCATACTTCAAACGCTCTGGTTACAAGCCTATTGGTGACTTCATCGATAGCTTGGCAAAGCAAAAGAAACTGATGCAGAAGTGTTCTGTTTCGCTAACCACTCACAAACACAAGAATGGCAGTGTAACTTACTGGACTCCTGTCCCTGCATTAGAGGGTGAAGTTAGCATCACAGATGAAGATAAGAAGCTAATGACAATGTTCGCTGAAACTGTAAAAGGTCACAATGAAAACATTATGAATCAGAACCGTGAAGCTATGAAGCTGATTGCTGATGACGATGATGTAGATTTGGCAGCGGATTTTGACAATGCTAACGCTGCTTAAAATACAAGACCACATGAGTAACGCTTTGCGGGGGGAAACTACTGTCTCCCCGCAAGCAGTTAAAGACTTTGCTGAAGAGTGTACTGAAGCAGCAGAGCGACAACTCGTTCGTCAACGGGGTGATTTCCGTATTCGTATGTCAGGTCTTGGTCGTCCCCTCTGCCAGCAGGTGCTGGAGAAGAAGGGCATCAAGGAAGACATGGAGTACAACACTCTGTTCCGATTTATGTTTGGTGACCTGACAGAATCAATCCTTATGCTTATAATGAAAGAGGCTGGGGTAGATATTGTTGACTACCAACGAGCCGTTCAGTTGCAGGTAGGAGACACACTGGTTAACGGTACTCTTGATGTTATCATCCGTGATGAGTTGGGGGTAGAGAAGGTGTGGGATGTTAAGTCAGCAAGTGACTGGGCATTCAACTACAAGTTTACTGGTATGAACGGTGGCTACGACAAACTAAAAGAGGATGACCCCTTTGGCTATGTCATGCAGGGGTTTCTTTATGCGGAAGCTACGGGCTTACCGTTTGGGGGGTGGATCGTTGTTAACAAGTCTAGTGGTATGGTGGCTATTGTTGAAGTGCCGGATTGGGCGCAGGATGATAAAGAAGCCTACTTAAAAGATGCAGAAGAACGAGTCAAGTTTCTTACTAACCCTGATGTAGAACCGTTTGTTCCGTTTAAGTCAGAGTTTGAAACTTACAAGCGCAGCGGTGAAGTCATACGAACAGGTAACAAAGTTTTACCTAGACAGTGTAACTTGTGCGGATACAGATCACACTGTTGGCCTGACGCTATTCTACATGGTAAGGTTACTTCCAAAGCAAAGTTTCCACCTACGGTATGGTATGACAAACTTAAAAATAAGGAAATGTAAAGATGCCGTACCTATTTGTAAAAGACTATGAGGTAGAACTAATGGAACTAAACAGTGACCTTAGCCATGTGTACATAGAGTCCAGCAATGCCACTGGGGGAGAGCGTAGGGTAACTCGTTTGCGTTTGCACAATAAGGGACTGCCCTTAACTTTAATTAATCACTACGGTACAGATGGTCACCTAGTCTCTGACACAGAAGCACGAGACATAAAGAAGGTAGAGACTGAACTACAGCATATCAGTAGAACGTCATTTTCAGGAGCGTATGTATGTGTGCCGATGCACCCTTTGACAAAAGAACTTACCAACATAGAAAAGTATTCACCCAAACTGGCAGGGTACCTAGAAAAAAGATTAATATCAATAGGGGTAACCTTTTGAATAACAAGGTAAAATACAGGTCTAAGTTTGAACTCAACTTGGCACGGACTTTAGTATCCAAGAACGTGACATTCTTTTACGAACAGGATAAGTTTGAATACATACCTGCCCCTAGACACTACACTCCCGACTTTTACTTTCCAGAAACAAACATCTACGTAGAAGCTAAAGGTCACCTAGATAAGGGGGACAGAGTAAAGATGGTACTGATGAAGAAACAACATCCTGACTTAGATATTCGGTTTGTTTTTATGAATGCCAAGAATAGGATTTACAAGGGCAGTAAGACAACGTATGCTGCTTGGTGTGCAAGATACAACTTTGAATGGGCTGAAGGGTCTATTCCTATGGAGTGGGTAAAAAAATGACCGACGATATTGAGATACAAAAGCAGGTGGAGATGATGTCCCTTTTACCAGACAGATACTACATCATACTTAAGCCTCTTGATGAAGAGAACTTTACCCTGACTGCCTACGATACAACAGATAAAACCTACGAGGATGATTCCGACTACAACCCCGCTATGGTTATACAAGAGGGTATAATGGAAACGGTTAGGGAAGACCTTGAGGATGTGTATGATAAGGGTGCGGCATCAATACAGTTTAAGATTACTGCAGAGGCTATGATTGAAGAAGTAGAAGAAGAACTAAAGAACCAGTACTGTGATAATGTAGTTAAAGTTAATTTTGGAAAGAAACAATGAAACACGAAGAATACATGGTGAAAAGAATGAGGGACGATGATGTCGTTAACAAACCGCCACATTACAATCAAGCAGGTGTCGAGTGCATTGACGCAATCCAAGCGGCGACAGACGATGGGTTTGAATACTACCTGCAGGGAAACATCATCAAGTACCTCTGGAGATACCGTTACAAAAACGGAGTTGAAGACCTCAAAAAAGCACAGTGGTACCTAACCAAACTAATCGAAACAAAGGGAGAATAAGAACATGAACAACATGTTACCTACACCATACCAGCAGTTTATTCACAAGTCACGCTATGCTCGTTGGATTGACGGAGAAGAGCGTCGTGAAAATTGGGATGAAACTGTGGATCGTTACATTGACTTTATGCAGAGTCAGGTAGAGGGCAAGTGTAACGTCAGGGTGGACTTGGGTGAGGTTCGTGAGGCTGTTCTTAGTCTTCAGGTTATGCCATCTATGAGAGCAATGATGACTTCAGGGCCAGCGTTGGCTCGTGACAACATCTGTGGGTACAATTGTAGTTACATTCCAGTTGATAGCCCTCGTTCATTTGATGAGTGCATGTATATACTGATGTGTGGCACTGGTGTTGGCTTTAGTGTTGAAAGAGAGAACGTTGACAAGTTACCTGTCGTATCGGATAATTTTAGTAGTTCTAGCACTATAATTAATGTAGCAGATAGCAAGCCGGGATGGGCTAAAGCTTACCGTGAACTGGTTGCATTGCTTTATGCTGGACAAATTCCTTCTTGGGATACCTCTGCTATTCGCCCTGCAGGTGCGCGGCTAAAGGTCATGGGGGGTAGAGCTAGTGGTCCCCAGCCGTTGATTGATCTGTTTAACTTTACCATAGAAATATTCAAGAAGGCTGCTGGACGTAGATTGTTTCCTATTGAGTGCCACGACCTTATGTGTAAGGTGGGCGAGGTAGTTGTTGTAGGTGGTGTTCGCAGGTCAGCCCTGATTAGCCTATCTAATTTAAATGATGATCAGATGCGTCACGCCAAAGCTGGGCAGTGGTGGGAAACAGAGGGTCAACGTGCGTTGGCTAACAACTCTGTAGCCTACAAAACAAAGCCTGAGATGGGTACCTTTATGCGTGAGTGGCTTGCCCTGTACGATAGTAAGTCTGGTGAGCGTGGTATGTTCAACAGGGAAGCAGCAATAAAGCAAGCATCTAAAAACGGAAGACGAATGGTTTCATATAAAGAGAATCCTGTTTTTCCTATGGATTACATACAGTTCGGTACAAATCCTTGCAGTGAGATAATCTTACGCCCATACCAATTTTGTAATTTGTCAGAGGTAGTTGTTCGTGAAAACGATACTCTTGATTCTTTGAAGCAAAAGGTTCGTATGGCTACCATTCTTGGTACCATGCAGTCTACTCTGACTGACTTTAAGTATCTCAGGAAGGTCTGGAAGGATAACACAGAAGAAGAAAGACTACTTGGGGTTTCTTTAACAGGCATCATGGATCACCATGTCTTGTCCAAGAATGTTGACAGTAAGATATGGTTGCAGGAGATGCGTGACGTAGCGGTGGAAACAAACCGTGAGTATGCGAAGTTACTTGGTATACCTGTCAGTGCAGCAATCACCTGCGTCAAGCCTAGTGGAACTGTTTCGCAGCTTACAGACTCTGCTAGTGGTATTCACGCACGACACAACGATTACTTTATTCGTACTGTTCGTGGTGACAACAAAGACCCCCTGACACAGTTTCTTGTGGACAGTGGCGTACCTGCTGAACGAGATGTGATGAAGCCAGACAACGTAACAGTCTTTAGCTTCCCAATGCAGTCTCCCAAAGGAGCAGTTACCCGCACACAAACTACAGCCGTAGATCAGCTAGAGTTGTGGAAAACCTACGCTATACACTGGTGTGAACACAAGCCATCTATTACTGTGTCTGTAAAGGAAGAAGAGTGGATGGACGTAGGAGCGTGGGTGTATGAGAACTTTGATGTAGCGTCAGGAGTTTCTTTCCTTCCTCACAGTGATCACACATACCAACAGGCACCCTATCAAGACATAGAGCCTGACGAATACCTTGAATGGAAGCAACGTATGGAAGTGGTACACATTGATTGGAACAAGTTAACAGACTTTGAGAAAGAAGATAATACTACAGGCTCCCGTGAACTTGCCTGTACTGCAGGGGTTTGTGAAGTTGTGGACTTGACAGCAGCATGAACTGTTGGTACTGTACATATGCCTTAACTTGGGGCGGTGACCATGATACAGAGGATGATCCAGATCATTCTATGGTCACCAACCTTAGTTGCTCAAACTGTGGGGCGTTTGTTTTAGTATACTTACCTAGAGATGAGGAAGAAGACGATGACGGATAAAGAGAATGTGGTTATTATAGACGAAGTAGAATACAAAGTAGATGACATGGGCCATGTGGATCAGTATACTGTCATGCAGATACGGGATGTACGTGATCAAATACAGAAGTTAAACTTTAGAATGGCCCAGCTACAGGCATCCCAGTCTACTTTTATGACTACATTAGCCAAGAGTCTTAAGGAAACAAACAGTGATACAGATCAAGATAACGCCTGATATAATAGCCCGTGCCAAAAAGAAAGCCGCCTCTGTAGGCATCCTACAGGGCAGCATAACTGGTAGTCTTAGTAATGTGGTGGGGGCTATAGGCGAGGTGATTGTAAAGGACTACGTTGGTGGTACTGATGCCAACAACAAGGACTTTGATCTGCTGGTTGGAAACAAACGGGTGGACGTAAAGACCAAGCGTTGCAACACAACTCCATCACCTAACTACGACTGCTCTGTGTCAGCGCACGGAACCAAGCAGGACTGTGATAGCTACGTCTTTGTTCGTATCCTTACGGATCACAGCAAGGCGTGGATTCTTGGTGAGATACCAAAACAAACCTTTTACACAAAAGCAACCCGTTACAAAGTGGGTGACGTAGACCCAAGCAACGGTTTTGTATTCAAGGCCGATTGTTACAATCTAGCAATACAGGAATTAGAACAAGTAGATGGCTAATAGAAGCACACAAGCTAACCTGTTTACATTTCAGGCTAATCTAAAACAGAACGGTACCGTAGAGTTGACTTGGGAAGGAGTCAAGCCAGAGCAGTTTGAATCTGCAATGGTAAAGGGACTACCCCAGTGGGATGGGTCACATTCAACCGCATCCCTTCTACGATACCTTCGGTCTATGGCAGATGAGATGATGGAAAAGTCCAGAAACTATATCTAGCTTTTTCCCCTACCGTCTGCAGCGTAGAACGGAACCATTTCCCCCGCAGAGTTCCTTACCATCCTTAATTTACCACCGTTTTTCATTGGCGTACGATCCATAGCCTTTGTCATAGCAGGAACGGGCATCATCTGATTCTGCATCATGTTCTGTTGCGGCTGAGTAGCCGACATCTTGCCCCCCGCTTGAGCTTTCTTGCGGGGTTTTGTCATTCCACCGTACATCATTGGCTTGCGCTTTGCAGCACCACCGTACATCATTCCCTTACGAGGGCCGTTGTTGTATGTTTTCATTTGCTTTGTCCTTAGTTAAATGGAGAGGGTATTGGAAAGTCTGTTTGTCGTTTTTCAATTTCTGGAAATATAGGTATACGCACACCCTCCCCAGTTCTTGGTATTCCAGATGTAGTGTCTGGGTACAGAGTAAACGCTCTGCCGTATTTGTCTTCCATTGTAACTGGTTCTGGCTTGCCCATCTCGTTTGCAAACTTAGCATATGATGCCACCAGAGCATTGTAGAAATAAGTTTCACGTTGCGGAGTCAAGGGTTTACCTGTACGAACCATCTCAAGGAACAACTCTCCTAGCTCTGGGTCAGACAAAACAGACCGAATCATGTTGAATTTGTTGCCTCTGAATTGCTGTAGTACGGCTTCCGTACCAACATACCTTGCGCTGATAACACCGCGATTGATTGCATAGAAACGACTTATGAAAGACTCTACGCTAAAGGAACGTGGCACACCTGTTATGTCAAACTCTTTTGTGCGGAAGTCTGCAGCGCGGTCTGACATCAACTTCATCGTTGCGTCCCAGACCTTGTAGCGTCTTTCCCCAATCAGTTCCTTTACGATCTTGGCTTTTTCCTGATCGTCTGAGCCTAGCATACGTCTCATCATTGAAACATCTATTACAGATTCACCAATCACCTTGCCTTTGACATCCGTAATGATAGTTTTTCCAGTTCCCTTGATTGCGTTGTTCTGCAGGGAATCAACGTACAATGCTGCTAGTGTGCTTGAAACCTCTTCATCAGTAAGGTTACCTGCCTTTTTAAGCTGTGCCTTTAGTGTGTTTAGCTGATCAATGCCCCCGGATACAAGCCTTTCACCAACGTCATCCATCGACACTCGTGAAGGACTAAAGTTCTCAAGTAATCGAACAGCAAGTTCCTTTTGTTTCTTTGCTTTTTGTGCAGGTTCTAACTGTTTACCCAATTGAGTCTGTATATCAGTGATAGCTCGTTTAACAGTTCTGTCGTATATTTCTTTACCAACAGATTTCTCTGAGAAACCTAATGTATCATCAATCAACGAACCTATATTTAACATAGGCTTTGATTGCCCGTCTGGTCCTACCATAACAAACGTCTGGTCTAGGTTAGCCATTTGACGGGAAAGTTCTTGCGGCTTTACTTTACCCTGCAAACTTACTATGTAGTCTGCTACTGCAGTCCTCACAGTGGCTGCAAAAGCCTCAGTAACCTTGTCTCCCTCAACGAAAGCGTATGCAGGTGTTCCCGATGGAGTAACTATCTCTTGCCCTAGTGTCCGTTGCAGGGAATCAAAGAAAGTCTTACCACCTACGTTGGGGTCTAAGTTTGATACAGTCTTTATATCCAACCACTCACGAGGATTACCGTTTCCAAAGCGAACACCAAGCGGGTTGTTCACACTAACATCAACAACTGACCTGTTGCCCCACGACATCCAGCGAGGGACTACAGCCTTTTCGTCCAGATCGTACCATCGTGATTTGAATTTGGCCCACTCTCTGTTTGCTTGAGCAAGCATACCGTTGGGTCCAGCTACAGGAGTAGGGACAAGTTCTTCTGCATCGTTCATATTCATAACGTTCAGGCTACCAATATCCATGCGGGTGCCGTCGTCTCGTACCATTTCAAACTGACCAAACTTACCCTCAACAACATTCTGTAAAGTTTCAAACCTAGTTGCTCGTTCTGTGTTACCAGACTTACGAGAAGCATACTGTATGTGCCGCAACGACTTGTCTAGTTCTCTTAGCTGACCAAACGACATCTCAAATATGTCTAGGCTGCTGTCATTTTCTTGTGCAATTTCACGCATAAATTGTACGACTTGAGTCTGGTCGCTTACACCCTTACGAAACTCTTTGCCCTGTCCCTGAAGTGTAGTCTTCATGTCCTTTACGACTTCTAGGATTGTCTTGTCGCTTCCTTCTGCCAACGCTGAAAAGAATGGGTTAGACAGGCTTACAAAAGTTTCATCAAGTATCTTTGTTTGACCCACTGTCATGTCCGACCCACGCAGCTTTCCAATCGGTAGATCAGGCATCTCTAGGAACATAGCGTCAAACACATCACTTACGTTTACGACTACGTCACCCTCAATTGCATTTCCGGCACTGTCAACATAGTTACCGTTGTCAAGAACACTGTACATTCTCTGGACTTTTGCCTTATCTGTGGCGTGTCCACTCTCCAAAAGCACTGCCAGCAAATCCCCCGGACCGTCGAAGTTAGCAATGTCGGCTGCAGTGCGTTGTCCTGATGCAACAACTCCCTTCGCCCCAATCACATTCTCCACTACCGCATTAGCTCCTGCTTGAGTGGACAAGTTAGAGTACACAGTATTAGCATGTTTGGTTACGGCATCAGATATTCTGGCCCGTGACTCGTTGTTAATTTGTTCAAACTCTAAGCGGGGTATATCTGCTGCATTAATTAAGTTGCCGTTTTGTAACCTTCCCATAGCTTCTTCAAAGTTACGTACGGTGTTTGGTCCTAATTGATTACCAAAAGACTGACTGTTACCCTCAATCAAATCTAGGTAGTATTGTACCCCGTGCTTATCAATTGTGCTTATATCTTTTCCAAGTTGATCTATAGAGTTTTGACCCTGATCAATCGCAGCGTTAACCAGCCTAAAGAAGTCCCCCTTTGGTGACTCACCAACGCCCCCTTCAATACTTTGTAGTACACCCCGAAGTTCAGCAACCATTCTTTTCTGTGTATTTAGGTTCTCTTCTAAGTCTTGAACATCAAAATTTCTTATCTGTTTGACGCTTAGTTTACTACGGGTAATGTCTTCTAGGGACTTTAGAGTTGCCAAACCACTAAGGTTAGCAAACCCGGTGTCTAATAATTTAGGGTCCAAACCTTCTGCAACTAATATGTCGTATATCTCATCCAGATACTCTGCCCGTCTGATAATACCAGCTTGCATTTCTGGAGAAAAGTTGGTTATGTTTTCGGTCAGGAACTCTAGGTAGGCTTTCTTGCCCCCAAACTTTTGTCCCAACGATGATCTTTTCAGTGCAGAAAGTGCTGCTGGTACATTGCCTTGAGCAAGGTTCAGAAATAATCCGGCACCAAGACCAACAAGCTCACCCATCATGGGATCACCTGTTACTCCGTATGTTTCGTCACGCTGCTGGAAGAAGTGACCAGTTGCACCTGCGCCTATTACCATGTAGGCGTTAGCAGTGTCGATGTCTCTCATAAATTTAGGAGTGGCACTCTTTAACTTGATAGCATGTACTTCAGCATTTGCTGTGGATATGTCTAATTCAAAAGCATCAAGCTTACTTCTGTCTAAAGCGTCAGGCGTACCCCCACGCTTACTTACTCCAGCGTTCAGAGCGTCTCTTCGTTTTACAAGGTTATCCCGATACTTGATTGCACTTAAGACCTCTGCCCTTTTGCCCACTTCCATTGCTGCATCGTCTACCTGCATACCAAGTGTAACTCTGTTGCCAACAGTGCCTTGCTTTATCTTTTGTAGCCAGCTAGGTTCGGCTCCGGCTAAAACGCCGGAACGATCTGTCTTGTACGACTCAAATATATCGTCAAATGATCTGGTTGATCCTTTTGCAATTTCTTCGTTGTAGTATACTTTGAAACGTTCGAGTTCTTTCTTTGAACGAAAAGCTGTTGTTACCTTTGCAACCTTACTTGGAGCTAAAATCTCTGCCCCAACCTTTACTAAGCGTGGACCAAGCCCTGTCAGGGTTGACAGGTAAGCTTCCATGACAGGTAAAGAAACCTCTGTTCCTCGTTGTGCCATTCGTGCAATCATCTTGTGTGCGAGGGGTTGCCATATAGTGTCCATGATTGCTCTGCGACGGGAGCTTTCCCGAATATCAAAGTACCCCGGATCGTCGTTTAGGTTGCCGTACTCTCCGTCAATCGCATCTAAAGTTTCTCCGATTCCCCACAGTCCCAGTTGGACGGGGAATTTGAAAATGTTTTCTGCAGCACCGCCTACAACTTTTTCTACGTCCCCCATTCCGACTGTACCAAGAGACATACTGATCATGTCTGCACGAGTACGTGCGTCTTCAACGCCAGCTTTAATCAGGTTTTTGTTTATCAGGTCGGCAAACAAGGGTCTGCCTACTTCGGGGTCAATTAAATTTAGCGACGTTGCCATTGCCCCTTCACGATAAAGGTCCATATCTTCTTCTGTCATGTCTTTGGCAAGAACTTGACGAACCTCAGTTTCGGGAATTGGTGTTGTACCTGTAATTAACGCTGTTGCCTTTGATAGTAGTGTTGTCTTGCCTGTAGGCGTAACTATACTTATTTCTTGATCAGGGCTAGGGAGCCTTGTTTGTTCATATATCAAGTTGTCCCACGGGACTTTAAAATCCTTGCCTTCGTCATCAACAATAATAGTGGCTCCTGCCCGATTAGCAACATCTAGGCGAGTAGCAAAATCCATGCTTTCTAAAAATGCTGTGGTTTCGCCTTGTGCATTACGAAAACCGGTAGCCTTTTCAAAATTACTTACAATTTTAGGATTATCAAAATTCATAACCTGTTGAAGTTTGATTTCAGGGCTTATCTTTCGTACGTCAGCGATTCTGGGTTTTACTTCAGTTGGTACTTCAATACCCGCACTAATGAGAGAGTCCTTTCCCCCAAACATAGGCTCCATCTTGACATCAAACACGGGTTGAGTTTTTCCCAAGAAAGGTTCCTGTTCTAACGCAGGAAACCTATCAACGGGTTCAGGTCTTGCCCGTTGACCGCCCATGAATCCACCTGTACCCGATGTTCCCATTCCAGAAAGAACGCTTTGATTCAAGCCTAGAAGATCATTCATTTGATTGTTTGTTCTATCAGCCATAAGTGTCCCTTAGTTAGATAGTAGCAGTTCAACGCCATT